CGAATAAGCTACGTTTCCATTGTGCTATACTACATAACAGAGCATGAGAGAGGAGGACAAATCAGACAGCGCCATATATAAGCAAGCTCAAATAAGGACTATAGCATAAGTGAGGTGAAAAGTCAAATATGGGAATGTCAACTCGCATTGGCAGGAACGTCGTGAGTACTACGTGTGAGTGCATCATAGTGAACAAGGACAACAACACCGAACAAAAGACTGTTGTTCTTTCAGGTGATTACTCCAACGAGACACGAGCAACCAATGCATGCAAGAAGAAGCTAGGCTTGAAGCGTCTACTCGTACAAAACATACGCACGGACATACGTTACTACTCAATGCCAATCGAAACGTTCGTAAAGAACGCGGACAAAGTGACAGTCGCTGAGAAGGGAAATTAAACTATGCCAGAGAACAACGAGATTCAGATAGCATCCGAGAACAATAACATGGCGTTCAATATTCCAAGCGGATACATTTGCACACTTGATGCAACGACTGAGGGAGGCAAGCTAGCAATAGCGAAGGCGCTCAACGGCAGCTCACCACTCAAGAACGAAATGGACAAACCGCTTGAGCTTGCAGGAGTCATCACGACTCCTGGCACACGAGCGGTGAGTAACACACCATGTACGAACAACTACATGGCACTTGCCGATGGTACCGTGCTATTTTCGCAGTCCGATGGCGTAACGCGCTCACTCAAGGTAATTGTCGCACTCTGGGGCGATGGTATGCGCAATGGCGAGCCTGTAAAGGTCAAGTGCATTGCTCAGACTCTGAACAACGGAAACACGCTGAAGACAATCGTACCCGCGTAAAACACAACACAAGGAACCAAACAGGCGGAGCGGAGAAGACACAAGCACAACCGCTCCGCCTTTATATCAACCGATTGTAGGTTACACCAAATGACCAAATCCAAGAACAGCAGGCTAAACAAGAAGACACAGACAAAGACAACGAAGAGAACACCGCGCAAGAACACGCGTCGCTACAACGATCTGCGCAACGAGCGTCGCAAGGCACAGAGACGCATAAACTCGATGCAAAAATCTCTTGCGAAGACCAAATCAGAGGGAGCGCGCAAACTCCTGGAGCGTCGAATATCGAACCTACAGAACGCGATAGACGCGACGTTCACGTATTACAAGGAGACTGGCAAGAAGATACAGCGCACGAAGCTTGAGGCTGAGCACGCCATGAACTACCTGCGCTCAGTCAACAAGGCAAGCGACAGCTATGTCAAATCCAACAGGATACAGAACAAGGCCACGGAGATTGAGATACGGCGAGCTGGTCACGGTGGCATGTACACCAAGCGCGAGGTACAGCTCTTCTACAAGGAGACGATGGCGGCGTGGAACCGAGATGACGTGCCCACGAACAAGCGAAACGAGGCCATATTGGAGGCCTACGGAGAGCGCAACCTGGCAGATCTTTTCGACAAGATAGTCAACGACGGCAAGGTGCAGGAGCTTGAGCGTGCGAGAGAGATAATACAATCCCCGAGTATGTACACGAATGAACAGAGACGTTGGGCATATGAGGTGTTGAGCGACAATGAGGACGAATACACCATTTCACCAAATTCGAGGCATAACGCGCAGGTTAATTATATCCCTGTTGAAGCACCTATGTAGAGATGCACTCATGAAGCGGCGTAAGTTCGAGATAGTATGCTCCTACGATACGGAGACAACAAACATAGTGACTCACGCCAACGGAAAGACTATTGCAAGAGCGTTCCCAGTCCTGTTCATAGACAACTGCCTGCTGAACGTGGACCTCAAGAACTACGAACCCGCCAACGATGACATACGATTCTATCGCCACGAGGAAGAGATGACGGAACGCATAGCGGAGTACATTCAGATTGGCCAAATGGACAATCGAATTCCCATCATCTGCGCGTATAACCTCATGTTCGACCTGCAACCGCTCATGGAGTTGCTGAACTTGGCGTACGACATTCGCGTGAACGCACAGTCAAGCACCAATGTATACACGTTGGACCTTTACGAGCAGGACACGGACAACATGCTGTTACGCTTTTGGGATACGTATCATCTTGAGATGCGCGGATTGGCGGCAATGGGAAGAACCGCAGGCCTGCCAAAGGCAGTCGGCGACTGGGATTACTCGTTAATCAGGACGCCAGAGACGCCACTGACTGACGAAGAGCTCTTCTATGCGGGCAGGGACACACAGGTGATACCTATGTACCTGCGATACCTGCTCAGGGCCAACGAGTGGTTGAAACAGGATGATTTGGGAAACCGCGTGATAACGAAGACCTCCATAGTACGCCAGATGGCACGTCGTGAGATCGGCACGATATTCGTTGGGAAGAAGGACGGCAAGAGACTGTCACTTGACAAGGCGTTCATAACGCGCTGCATACGGCAACGTCCTGATGACTATGGCACATACGCGCTACGCAAGGCATGCTTTCGAGGAGGATTCACGTTCACGTCAGCGGTGACGGCAGGCGAGGTGGTTCACAACGTCGTGTCACTTGACGTTACCAGCATGCACCACACGTTCATCAACGGAAGGCTGCTACCTGAGGACTTTTCGATAGCAAACGAGATTGAGTTAAAAGTAATATGCGACCAGATAATAAACACACCGCTTAGCCATGTGCTAGATAATTACGAGAAACCGTTCGAGAACGCCATACACGCGCGTATAAGGTTCACGAACATACGGCTGCGAAGTGGGAGTGTGTTCGAGAAGATGGGAATAGGCCTGCTCAGCACGAGCAAGTTCAAGCACGAGAAGAAGCCTGGCAACGACGTGGGGCTTGACCCAAGGGCCATAGACCAGGAAAACGAGGTAAGGAGCCATAACTGGCACGACTTCATGGAGGACGGCACAGTGGCGTTCGGAAAGATGTACTCATCGAAGTCATGTGTTCTGAACCTATCGGAGCTTGAGCTTTGGTGTGTCAGTCGCGTATACGAGTGGGACAAGATGGAGCCACTCTGTGGTGAGGTGACTGGCAAGTTTCGCATACCACCAGACTTCGTGACGCTACAGAGCAACGAGCTGTTCGAAATGAAGAGCAGGGCAAAGTTCATCTGCAAGCACTACAGGCAGGGAACGCCATATCCATACAATCTGAATGGAGTGCCAGACGGAATAGCTGACGCGTTACGAGATGGCACGTGTGACGAGTCGTTCCTGGATAGCTGGTACACGGGAACCGTGAAGGGCATGTTCAACGGCATATACGGTACGCAGGCACAGGACACGCTGAAACCGTCGTATACGTGCGTCAACGGTGAGCTTGTGGTAGATGACGCGACGAGGACGACACCTGAGAACTACGTTGACAAGATTGAGAAGCAGACTACGCTACGTGTGTTGTACACGTACGGGCTTCGCATAGTCGGAGGCTCGCGTATGCACATGGTAATCTCAATGGAGCTGTTGGCAAGTGCGCTAGGTGACAGGGTACGGATATTGGGAGGCGACACGGACTCGATGAAGGTGAGTTGTGATGACTCGGTGAGTGATGACATGCTGGACGATGCGCTGAGGCCGATTGCCGACGCAAGCGAGGAGGCCATAAGGAGGACGATGAGGCGCGTACGAGCGACGTACTCTGATAGGGCCTCATCGTTGCGCGGGATAGGAGGTTTCGACATAGAGAATAGGGGACACCACTACACGCACCATGTGGAGCTTTGGAACAAGTGTCGCGTGAGTTGGGATGGCAAGGCGCACGTGACGGCGGCAGGACTTCCGCGTCCCGTGGACAAGATGAACATAGAGAAGGTGATAGACTTGCTCGCGAAGAAGTACCCGATAGAGTACGTCCTTACGAACACGCTCGGCTACAACACATACGTCACGAACTCGATTTCGCACACGCTGGAGGGCTTCCAACCACGCGCGACTGACATGTACGACTCAGACGTGACGGATTACATCGGCGCGACGCGTCACGTCACGGCGCACCAATCCAAGGCGCTGTACGAGACTGGCAGGTTGCTGGGCGACACGGACAAGGCCACGAACGGGTCGAGCGTGGCGTACCTGTACGACTCGTATGGTAGGAGTATGGCTGACGTTTATAGGTACATACGTTATGACGGCGGAAGCATAACCGTCACGGTTGACTCCGATGACGGTGGCACACATGAGATAATGGAGGTCGAGGTATGATACTGTACGCAGGTGAGATACTGAGCATGCACGAGAGTCACATAATAAAGTATAAGCTGTTCGAGACGCGCAAGGATGCGCTGGATTGGTGTATGGATAAAGCCAATTTCAGGACCAGGGCACCTGACGGCAAACCTAGGTCCTTGGCTGCGTACGACAAGAACAGGTATGGTAACGTTGACTTCTATTCGGATGACAGGTGTAAGATGGATTTCTTTCTGTGGGGATACTTCGCGGTGAGGAGGATTGAGCTATGAGCGAGTACTTTGATTGGAACGGGGTACTGATGAACGACGAGGATATCGAAATCAATAGACTGTCACGAGACGAGGCGAGGAAATATGAGCTGAGTAGGTTCAAACCAGGAGACGAGGACGGTCACGGCATAAGGCTGTATGTGGGTGAGATAAGGACGGAGAAGTTCAACGACGTATGCGATTACGAGGTCTTCCCCACATTCGAGGAGGCGGCCGACTGGTGCCTGGACAACACGCAGTGCAGGAAGCTAGACAAGGTTGGCGTACCACGCACGCTTGACGCGTATGACTGGAAGTGCATCAATGACAGGATATTCTATGGTGACAAGTCGAGATGCAGGTACTCGTATTATTTCAGGGGCTACTTCTCGATCAGGACGATTACTGTGCTATGAAAGCCAAGCCAAGATACTACGGTTGGGAGCGAACGCTATCGTATGACGCCGACGTCACAATGGTGATAGGTGCTCGTGGGATAGGCAAAACGTACGGTCTGAGGATGCAGTGTATACGCGACTTCATCCGTGACGGCTCACGTTTTTGTGAGGTCGTACGATTCAAGAACTCACTGAGTGTAGTATCTGACGGTTATTATGACAGGCTTGCGACGATGAGCGAGTTCGACGGATACGTGTTCAAGACAGATTCAAGATACGCTTGGATAGCGAAGAAGCCTGAGAGTGAGGGCAAGAAGCCGATGTGGAGGAAGGCTGGTTACTTCGTGGCACTCAGTGACGGTCAGATAAAGAAGATGGTGACGTTCAACGGCGTTCGCAGGATGATATTCGACGAGGCCATATTGGAGCGTGCCGACAGGTACCACAAGTACCTGCCAGGTGAGTACGGGACTCTGGCGAAGCTCGTTGACACCGTGTCGCGCGAGCGTGCCGACACTGATGGCATACGGCCGCGAGTCTATCTGCTAGGTAACGCGTGTGACCTGGCGAATCCGTACTTCGCTGCTTATCACGTCACCGCTGATTTGAGGTACGGCTACAGGTGGTACGCCAACAAGACGTTCCTTCTGCACTACGTGGACCCAGGCTCATACGCAGTCGAGAAGGCGCGTGGAACCGTGGCAGGCAGGATGATGGCAAACACCGAGGCTGGTATGGTGGCGAGCAGGAACTTGTTCGTTCACGCGGACACGTCGTTCGTGAGTCCAAAGACCAAGAACGCGAAGTTCTCATTTGGCATAGTCTACGTCGGCGAGAGGTTTGGCATATGGTACGACCAGAGGGAGGGATACTATTACGTCACGGACAGCATACCCAACAACACGGGAAAGCCAGTGTACTCGTTGACGCGTGATGACATGACTATAAACTACGTCGCCGCCACGAACCTAGGCGTGACGATGGGTTATGTTAGGGACATGTACACGTATTCGCTGCTCAGGTACCAGAGCGAGAACATAATGATGGCGTTCGGCGAGGTGTTGAGGTTGTTCGGGATACGATAGGGAGGAATTGGTTATATGATAGTGGGCTACGCATACATAGTGATGCACGACGATTGCAGGGAGTACGACAGAAACAGGCTTGGCATACCGCTCGCATGCTTCAGCGGTCCTGAGGAAGCCATGAAATATCTGCTCATGACTGGCTACGGCGAGGCCGACTCGCTAGGATACCACTGGCACGGTATCGACAGGGCATGGATAGAGGAGCAGCCGATATACGACGAGTGGAAAGACGAGTTTACCAGGGAGTGTGATAGGTAATGTCTGACGTGAACAGGAACGTGGAGAGTCCTGAGCATTACATGCATGGTGGGGTAGAGTGCATAGACGTCATACGCTTAGCGCTGACTGAGGCCGAATGGATGGGCTTCATTAAGGGCAACGTGATAAAGTACATATGGAGGTCGAACGACAAGGGCGGAGACGAGGATCTTGAGAAGGCCAATTGGTACCTGAGGCACTTTGCATACCAAAGGAAGTAGTGTTATCATATAGGTAGTCGGGTGGCGCCGCGCATGACGTGAGTACGCGCAGTGCGAATGACACGAATTGGGTTTCGCGCACGCGCGGGTAGACCTGTCATCGCTTTCAACCGATTGCGAGGATTGTCCGTCTGACGTATAATGTGGTCATGGCACCGTATAGCGGTTGTCATGGCCACATTTCTTTTAGACACGTCGAGGAAGGGAGACATGATTATGAATAAAGACGAGGATGACGAGAAGGGCGCGACGGAACCTATCGGTGGAAATGAGGACGCTAGTGGAACTAATACACCTAATGACACGGGAGGTGACAGCTCGGTAACGGAGCCAGCTCTCGACACGAAGTCGATAAACTCGCGACTGGATGGTATCGAGGACATGATTCAACGACTGACAGGCTCTTTGCAGAAGGTCACTGACGCACAGTCAGTTCTGCTACAGTCTGGTGCCGTAATCGACACCAACGACACGGACCCATCAGACGATGACGGCGTGAAGGCATTCAATGACCCGTCATTCGACACGCTCGACCTACGCATAACGGACTAGGATAAGGAAGGTAACCATACATGGCAACTGACAATGCCACCATTCTGAACAAGATATGGCTGAACGGGACGAACGATTTTCAGCAGCGAATCCCCCAACCCACACAGACCAGCATAGACGCCACCATGAGGGCGCTGTTCGAACCGATGAACAACAACTACTGGAATCAGTTCATTGACTCGCTCATCATGCGAATCGGATACACGGAGGTCAAGCAGCAGGCGTACAAGAACCCGCTTCGCGTCTTCAAAGGAAGCAAGCTCATGTACGGCGACACGATTCAGGAGATTGTGCCAAAGTGGATTCGCGCACACTCGTACGTGGATGACGCCGAGGACGTGTTTAAAATGGCGCGTCCTGAGGTGGCGACGTGGTACCATTCCCAGAATAGGCGTGACCATTACGATATCACGATAAACGACGTTGAGCTTCGCACGGCGTTCACCAACGACTACGGGCTGAATCGGCTTGTGGCGGCGCTGTTGCAGTCGCCTATCAACGCAGACGAGAACGATGAGTACAAGATAATGCTGCAACTCATCGCACATTACGAGCATAACTGGGGTTTCTTCAAGCATCACCTGACGGGTGCGCCGTCAGACGAGAAGACTGGCAAGGAGTTCCTGAAGGCCGCCAGAATGTACGCGAAGAAGCTCAAGTTTCCAAACACGCTGTACAACGCGGGGAAGCTCACCGACATCCCAGTGTTCGTGAGTCCAAGCGAGCTTGTGCTGTTCACCACACCCGAGGTGGAGGCCTCAGTGGACGTGGACACACTTGCTGGCGTGTTCCAACTCGACAAGGCGAGCCTGAGCTATCGCCAGATAACGGTTGACGAGTTTCCAATTCCTGACGTCGTGGCGTTGCTCACCACGGAGGACTTCTTCATGTGCAAGGACACGGTGTACACCACGACGTCCCAGTACAATCCGAAGACGCTGGGAATGAACTACTACCTGCACCATTGGGGCGTATACAGCGTGTCTCCGTTCGTACCCGCAATCCTCTTCACCACAGCTGCTGGTACCAGCATCGTCACGGTGAAGCAGGTGGTCACTGCCATGAAGGCCACCATAGAGAACGCGACTCCCGACAAGGGAGACAAGGTGGGAATTACGGTCAAGCTAACTGGCACACTCGCACCCGCTAACGTTGACGGAATCACTGTGGCGCCAAACGCCGCCACGTATGACGTGTCGGTGACGCGCACGGCAGGAGGCAACACGACCGCCATCAACTCCCCCGCAACTCGCGTTGACGAGTACGGCGTCCTGCACGTGTCACGTAGTCTGGAGTATGGCGACGTGATAACCGTGAAGGCCACGTCCACCTACGTCAACCCGTCTGGTGACACGACAGAGTACACCGACACGGTGAAGGCAACCGTCACCAAGCCTTAGGAACGACCACCACACTGGCAGGGAGGCGCGAGTGAGTCTACCACGCTCGCGTCTCCCGTAATCATAAGGAGGTGACATGGACTTCTCAAGACTGGATGACACCAAGTTCCCACATATGGAGACGGCCTCTCCGTATGCGCTCAAGAACACGTTCGACTACACGAGATGGGTGCCTGACACGAGGGTACATCTCGTGAACGTCCTGTGGGACAACGACTACGCCAACGTCGTGAGGTTCGAGGATGACAAGGCGCGTGACTCGTGGTTCGACAATATAACAGGTACACACACGCTTACGCTCAAGAGTAACGCCCGCGTGGTGCCAGACGGGACAGTGAAGCTACCAGTTCCATATGACGTGGCGGTCATGTACAACTATATGTACGTTGACATACCGATAGCCACGTCGAGTGACGAGATGATTCAGTATGAGGTAGCGGGAGGCGTGCGCAGGTGGTACCTCTTCGTTGACAACGTGACATACTCAGCTCCGAACACTACGATAGTCCACGTCGAGCTTGACGTCTGGACTCAGTTCATAGGGACTACCTCAATCGAGTACATGATGCTTGAGCGAGGTCACGCGCCAGTCAGCGTGACTGACGTTGACACGTACCTAAAGAACCCGATAGCAAACAATCGCTACCTGCTCGCGCCTGACGTGACATATGATGACAGGGACGTAACGAGAAGCTCAAAATTCGTACCGTTCGGAACTGGCACCAAGTATGTTTGCATAGCCTCGACGTGCGGATACTGGCAGATTCAGAACAACTCTATGGGAACCGTCGGGGAGGGCATGACATGGGGCGCCCCAACGTACGAGGACACAGGGGACTGGTTCGGCTATCAGTTGCGGGTCAATGGATATGGGTACGGCAACGGAAGCGACTATGGCAAGTTGACTGCACCTGTGGCGATGGGAAACAGGGCAGGCCCGAGGGTACCGACTGGCCTGGACGTGTACGCGATACCAGCGAGCGACAACGAGTTCCTGGCTGACGTGCGCAAAAAGTCGCCTGCGTTCCTGCGCACAATAAAGGCGATATTTGTCGTTGACGAGTCTATGCTGACGCTAGGTATCGAATTGAGCATGCTAGGGCATAAGATATGGAGATGCACGGGCGTCGAGCGCAAGCTTGACGAGTACAGGCTCACGAGTGACATGTTCCACTTCGATGAGCACGAGCGCAGGTTCGCGAAGCTCTACACCTACCCATACTCGCGTATCGAGGTATCGGACAACGACGGGAAGACTGTGGAGGTCAGGATAGAGGACACGGGAGTAATCGGAATGCGCATGCTGACGTCCGTGGCGTTCCCAGTGCTTGACTTTCGCATACTTCTCACTGGCATAGGCGGCCTGGGTGCGCAGAGCTACAAGTGGAAGTCACTCAACAACGACGAGTTGGACAAATATGTCACGAACGGAGACTGGGGAAGACTGACGTTCGAGTACGACATACCGACGTTCGCGCTCTACATGGACTCAGAGACGGCGTGGTTCCTCGACATGTACGGTACGTCAATCGACCAGGCCCGCAGGAAGGCACTCGTGGACTACCACACGACGGTTCGCACGGCTAACCTAGGGTACACGAACGAAAAGGCGAGCGCAGACACGGCGCAAGGCAACTCCGTCAGGCAGGCTAACTCGGTGAACGCAAACTCTCTCGCGGACAACGACACATCGAATCGCAACGCTCAGGACAGCGCCAACACCGCAAACTCCAACGCGGTCAACAGCGCCGACACGTACAACACGAACGCGCAGGCCATGGCGGGCACGAACCGCGACAACGCAGCCGACGGTGCCACCACGACAAACACCAACGCGCAGAACTCGACTACCACCATGAAGGCGAACGCGGACAACTCCGTCAAGTGCGCGTCCGACAACATAGACCTCACGATAGCCAGTAGCCTGCTGTGCGCTCGCGAGAACAACAAGTCATCGACACAAGTCACGTTTGACGGAAGCCAACATGCGCTGACCGAGAACTCCCTTAGCAACTCCCTCATGATGTCAACCACTGCCATACAGAATCAGACGTCAGTCGCAACCACATCAAACAGCGCGATATCGACTGTTGCCACGTCAGCCATGAGGGGAGCCATGTCAGGTGCCATGATGGGTGGTGGTAATCCTGCCATAGGTGGCATAGGGGCGGCGGCGGGTACGGTCGTGGGCGCCGTTACAGGAGGTATTGACGCATGCACGTCAGTCAACAACGCGACGATAATAACTCAGGCCAACAAGGCAGTCACTGACGCGACGGTTGCCAAGAACAACTCAGCCTCACAAAACGCGTACTCTACCTCCATGAAGGTTACGACGCACACGAATGATAACCGTCTGAGGCAATGTGACATAAACAACGAGACGTTGGGCAAGCAGAGGGACAATGACAGCTCGACTGCTCGCACTAACTCAGAAAACGTTAGGCGCACGCAGTCAGGTAACGCCAAGCGGGCCATGGACACTGCGATATCGAACGCCAACAGGACGCGCGACACGTCGGTTGGGAACGCAGGGCGTGAGCGCGACACGTCGGTTGGGAACGCCGACAGGACGCACGCGACGGTATCCCAGAACGCGACGAGGACGCGCGAGACTGCCGACACGAACGCGAACAGGACTCGCGACACGGCGATAGCCAACGCAAGGGACGTGCACGTGACGAGCAACACAAACACGGCGCGAACGCGTGAGATTGGTGTGATAAACGCCAAGGAGCGATTGGAGAACGCCAGGAGTGCTGCGATGACTGCGCAACGTGACGCACGCAGGAAGTCACCCGTACAACTGACTGAGGCTAGCGGTGACGCGTCGATGTGGTATCACGGCATGGCTGGCTTGCAGTTCAGGCTGCGCACGCAGAGCGACTCGGCGATAGCGCAGACGGCTTCGCAGTTCGCGCGATACGGGTACGCGCTCAATCAGGCGTGGAAGGTGAGTGACCTGAACCTCATGCGCAATTTCACGTACTGGAAGGCGTCCGACGTGTGGGTTGACGTAAGGGACGTAGCTGGCTCCGCGGTTGGTGACGCGATAGGTGACATATTGAGAAGGGGAGTAACGGTGTGGCGTGACCCAGACAAGATAGGGAAGGTGAGCGTGTATGACAACTGAGAATACGCCAGTGGAGGTCACTCAGCCTCGCTCGATAGGTGAGTTACTGTCGCTACCAACATACCAAGGCATGAGTGACGAGGAGATTCGGTCCATAATCGACTTCAAGTGTGACTTGGCAAGGCGCGACTCGATATCGAGGGCACAGCAGCAGACGAACCTTGTCGCCATGAACTCGATGGTTGAGCTGCATGCCAAGGCTCTTGAGGAGTCCACACGCCTTTACGAGGGGCTGTTGGCAAGGGAGGCCAACCCTGCTATCATGGAGGATGGGGACGCGATTGGAGGGGCCTCATGAGCAGACGTGGTGGTAAGAGGCGTTGCGGTTCTAGTCAGTATATGTATGGCGCTGATGCGCCGACGGCATGGAACCTCGACAAGAGGGGAAGCCTCATGCAGTGGCAGTCGGCCACCGCCAACGACATGGCGTATCACTTCTATATCGACATGATGCTCAAGATGGCCATATCGCGCTTTCGCTGGCTGAATCTTCCCACGACGTGTGATGAGCGCTACCTGGAGATGACCCTTGCGCTGCAAGGTTGTGCGTCGATAGCGTACCCAAGCAAGATGAGAGGTACGTTCCTGTCGCTCCAATGCGCGCCACAGGGCAGGCCTAACATGTACGACAGGCCCAACCGTTGGTTGGCTATAGGGCAGAACGGAACTCGCTACTCGTGCGACAGACAACAGGGAGTGGTGATTTTCGACAACGAGACGAGGCGCCCGATAATGACGGGGATGATGCTGTACGCAAGCGAACTGACTCATGTTCGCATGACTCGCAACATAAACAGGCTGCACCAGCAGATACCGTTCATAATGAAGGGACCGCAGGAGAGGTATCAGGACATGATAAACATGTTCAAGCAGGTTGCGGGTGGCGAGCCTGCCATAATAGGCACCGATGACATAGACTCGATAAGGTACGAGGCCATGTCAACTGGTGTCAAGTTCATCGGCGAGGAGTTGGCGTTAGACGAGAGAAACATATGGAACAGCGTCTACACGATGCTGGGAATACGTAACTCCACGATAAAGCAGGAGCGCATGACCGAAGACGAGATTGAGGCACAGAAACAGCCATCTACGCTCGTACTCATGAGTTCGCTCAACGAGAGGCGCCGTGCCGCCAAGGAGCTGAACACACGATTCGGCGCGTATCTTGAGAAGCCTATCGAGGTCGTGCTCAGGCACGACAACGAGTCGGACAACTGGAACATAACGCATAACATCAAGCAGGCAAAGGAGGTGGGAAAGTGATATCATGGCCTGTGGGAGCGTTCGACTACGATGCTGAGTGCACTCACCCTGACTATCACGCCGTGGTGTCGATAATGCTGGTGGAGCTTTACGACGCCAAGTTCTGTGATTCAAGCTTCACAGGTTGGGAGTGGCCCAAGTTCGACGACAAGCAAGACGCAAGATTGCGCTGGAAGCTGTTCGACCATTACAGGTACCGTGAGATAGCTCTGGTGCCGCCTGGAAGATGGAAGCACGAGTTCATTAGAAAGATGAACGAAATAATGCCAAAGTACGTGCTTCTCTACAAGCTTCTTGAGCAGACACCAGAACTCTATGGCGGAGTGTCCGAGTGGTACAAGGGACGCGTCATATTCAGCGACTTCCCGCAGACACAGCTGAGCGGGGATAACGGTGACTACGCCTCAAGCGGAAATGACAGGGAGTTCCAACGCATCCATCAGGCGGACTTCATAGAGACTGCCGAGAGGGTCCGCGACTACAGCGACGTGGACATGATGGTGATTGATGACATGAGTTCGCTGTTCTCGTGTCTGTTCACTGTTAACGTGAACGCTTACTAGGGAGGAACTAATGATACCCGCGATTGAGTGGCCTATGCTGACGGACTCACAAACCTGGGCTATACTTCTGGCATGTGTTATGATGATTGCCGACGTGATGGTAGGCTTCGTCGGTGCGCTAATAAGGCACGACGTGGACAGCTCTATAATGCGCGAGGGATTGGGGCACAAGGTGCTCATGTTCCTGATAATCGCCATATCGTACATCCTTGGTGTAGGACTGTCACATGTGTCTGGCGCCAACATAACCATCCCGTCAACCGAGGTCGTGTGCCTTTACATCATCGTGATGGAGCTTACCTCAGTGCTTGAGAACGTGCGCAAGGTGTATCCCGAGTTCGGTGGAACCAAGCTGTTCGACCTGAGGAAGGATATTGACGATGTCATGTGAGGAGTCACGAGTATGTGGCAATCCGTGTGACTTGAGGATTGTTCCATACTGCGGTTTCACTGCGTTCACGCCAACACTTCCCCAGTTCTACTGGGACGTCTACTCAGCTGAGCAGCGCATAAAGCACATATGTTATGAGATTGACAAGTTGGTCAACTACGCGAACATGCTTGGCAGGAACATAAACGTGACTCACGAGGAGGTGGAGACACTAAAACGCGAGTTGCAAAAGCTAAAGGACGGCGGACTGCTCAAGTACTACATAGAGCAGATATACGAGTGGATTCAGACTCACATGCGCGAACTCATGAGCGCAGCGGTCAAGCAAGTTTACTTCGGACTAAACGATGACGGCTATTTCGTGGCGTATGTACCAGACTCATGGAGGGAGATTACGTTCGACACGGGCACCGTATATGGTAGGACGGACTACGGACGCCTCGTGCTGCGTTTCGACGCGGAGGGAAACGCCATCGACAACACATATTCCTACAGCCTGTCCCAGTCACCTGAGCTTTCCAAGCTAATCGCGGACCTGGAGGTTAACGCCAGGAGGACGGACTCCACGTTCGACACGCTGTACATCAACCTGGACAAGCCAGTGAGACGCGCAGAAGGGAACATATGATGCCGAGCATGACGTTGAAGAGGATATCAAAGGAACAGCCCATGCGCGAGGGCGAGGTAGCCGTGGTGGACTACCTCAACGGCGACCTGACCAAGTATCTTGAGCAGGAGACGAGCGAGCGGATAGCAGGTATCAACGAGTTTAAGGGTAAGGTGGAGACCGAGCAGGCACGCGCTGAGGCGGCAGAGGGAAGACTGAACGCGGCAATCACAGATGAGATAAACACGAGGAGTGCTGAGACGGAAAGACTCACGACGAACCTTGCGACCGAGACCTCGGCTAGGGTTGCAGGCGACGCTGCGATTGATGCGCGATTCCCAGTAAAGGCCGCTGACATAGCCGATGGTGCAGTTGGGCCGACGAAGTTGGACACCACTATACTAACCCAGCTTGGCAAGCTCGCGGCAGTACCGACGATTGAGTACGGAATCACAACGCCAGTGTCCGTGGCGGCATCGTCACATACGGACGTGGCGGTGACGTTCTCCACGCAGCGGACCTCGGTGCCGATAGTGCTGTGCTCGGTTAGCTGCGCGACCAACGTGCTACCGTGTGCGATAACGAGTGTGACGAACTCAAGCATGGTAGTTCGTGTGAAAAACGGAACGACTGCAAACGTGGACAACGTGTCGGTCACATGGATGACGGTTGGAAGGGACGCATAGACATGGCAGTGACGCAATACATTGGCTCAAGATACGTTCCCGTGTTCGCGGAGCCGACCGAGTGGAACGCGACAAGGGAGTACGAGCCTCTCACTATAGTGCAGCATGAGGGTAACTCATACACAAGCAAGCAGACGGTACCATCTGGCGTACAGTTGACTGACACGCGCTACTGGGTTGCGACTGGCAACTACAACGCACAGATTGAGTCGTACCGCAAGGAGGTAAAGGGATATTCCGACAGGATTGGCAAGGTGGAGGACGCTATAACTGATGTCACGCGTAGGGACGGAAAGCGGCTTGCGCTGAACCCAATCGGTAGGACCGTGCTCAATGAAACGTCGTATTACCAGGAGGGATACACGGCAATTCAGGCGGGCTGCTACCTAGACTCATACTACTACGTGGCGCTGATAAACTCACATAACAACAACGCGTACATACTCAAGATAAGCATGACGTCAGGTGGTATCGATGATGCCATCCTAGTGCGCAACGCAGGTCACATGAATGGCGCGTGCGTCAACGGCAGGAAGATTGTGTTCCTACCAGCGTTCGACACGAATGGTGACAGGTTCGACGTCATCGTGTACGACGTTGACACGAACTCAATAACGAGGCGAAACATCACAGGACTGCCGAACGCCAGGCAGGTCTTCGCGATAGGGTACGACGGTGCCGTCAACAAGTTCTACGCCATGGTCGGCAACGACACGAACATATACGAGCTGAGCGAGGACTTTGAGTTCGAGCGCGAGATTTTCGTGAAGCACTCCATGAACTACAAGACTCGCGTCAATCGCAACGGCGGCTCAGTGCACAACGGCCTCTTCTATACGATTCATGGAAACGAGACGCTCCTGGCATGCTATTCCCTCGTGGACGGCAAGGTCACGAAGGTATACAACATCGGTGAGTACCAGGGAAGCACGTTCACTGGTGAGATAGAGTGCCTGAACTTCGTCGATGACACAACGATGTACCTAGTTGCAGGTGTGTATTACCCGAATACGTACACCGCCATTCAGTTCTTTCAGGCGTCAACCAATAATGACGGAATCACGTCGATGCACACGGATTTGCGTACAGAGTTCACGAGCACATACACGTATCACGTCAACCAGAACGCTCGAACCTTCAACCCGACTGGTGGCAAGTATTTCCCGTTCACGTACATAGCGGAGGCGCTTATAGCCGCTCGCGCCAACAAGAACAACGTCACCGACATAATGGTGGACGGAGTGGATTCGTCGCGAAGCGAGTACATATACATACTCAAGTCTGACGTGAACCTATACCTTAACCGCGCCAAGGTGACGTCACTGCATGCGACAAACTCCACGTTCTATATATCGCAGGCAAACGTGACAGGCTCACACTACGTCAACGTTCGTGGCAACCCTCACGACATCACGAACTGCTCCGCGTACTTCAAGCAGAGCAACGGCGTTCTGAACGACACGAGGTTGCTGGTCACGGACAAACCCGCCAAGTACGCCTCGCTGTACGTTGACGAGAACTCGACCGTCATGTATCTGAACAGGGCACCTGACAGCGACATAAACGACAGCGACGATATCCACGTATACGGAACGTACATCACGTACAAGAGGATGGCACAGCCAAGAACCGCCATTCCCACCATATATACGACGGACCACAAGCTCACGAAGGGAGGTACGTTCACAGTCGGGATAGCGCGACGCATGATATGCCGCGTCTCGATACCTGGTAGGCCAGCCAACAAGGGAATGCTTACGATAACGCCAAAGATATCGAACACGGACAACTGCGTTCTCATAAGCGACGGAACGAACGCCATAATAGTGTCGCTGGACTACAAGTTCAACGATGACTCCACTATTACCGTTACATACAACAACGCGTATAAGTTGACGCCGACGCTCACGCGCATGAACGACTCCGCGCCCGAGATACTAGTCACGACAGTGTTCCAAAACAACTAGATTGGAGTTTGCGTCATGATGAACGGAATTGACATAAGCAACTGGAAGCGCGGCTTCTCCCTCGAGGACACGAGGCCCGAGTTCGTCATCGTAAAAGCGACTGAGGGAATAGGATTCGTTGACAAGAGTTGTGACGGGTTCGTACAGGAAGCCATCCGTCTGGACATGCCGTTCGGCTTCTACCACTTCGCGAGGCGGAACGACTCTCGCGCGGAGGCAAGGTTCTTTCACGAGCAGACGATGGGATATGACAAGAAGGGTATTCCCGTGCTCGACCTGGAGACTGGCCAGTCAGCCGAGTTCGTGAGGAACTTCATGGACGAATACCATGGCCTCACGGGCGTGTGGCCATGGCTGTACACGAGCGCGTACAACCTCAGGAACGTGTACTCAGACTTCGTGGCGGAGAACTGTGGCCTGTGGGTTGCGGGGTATCCGCGCAGGATGACCGACTTTCCCGAGAACCCAGACTGCCCATATAACGTGAGCGGTTGGGAGCTTGCGGCGTGGCAGTTCACCGACTGTCTCGACATGGGAGGTATGAGCGTTGACGCGAACGTTTTCTATGGCGACCGCGAGGCGTGGCGTCGTTACGCGGATCCTGGGTGCTGTGATGCTGGTGACGCGTCGGGTGATGACGTGTCGCGTGAGTTGGATGATAATGACTGGCACGTCGCGAGACAGGTCATTGATGGCGAGTACGGCAATGGTGACGATAGGCGGGAGCAACTGGGTGACAGGTACGACGGTGTGCAGGACTGTGTTAACCAGCTGCTGTACTCTAATAGCAGTAATTTGGCTGAGGCGGTAATCAATGGCGAGATGGGAGACGGAGAGGAGCGAAGGTACATCCTGGCTGGTAGGTATCTATCCGTGCAGCATGCTGTTAACCGTAGGCTGCTGACGTAAATCTCGGGACCAGAATTTCGGTCCGCGAATTTTGGATTTTTATTTGATCTGGCGTCTCGACTTGGAATCGAGGCGTCAGACTTTCGTTTTGGAGGTCAGACTTATTTTGCGTGCTCGATGTGTGGACGAGCTCGCCTACTTGGCGAGAGGCTTCCGAGGCCAGCGGCGCGTATACGCGTGCGCGTGTGTATGTTGTGTGGAGAGGGTTGTGGCATTGTGATCAATGGGATCGACTTAGTAGCATTTCGGTGTTAGATAAGGTTAACTATTGGATGTGATCTATTGCTATCGCAATGGTAGCATTTTGGTGTTTTGGAACGGCTGTTTGATTGTAGAACAATAGTTCTAGGTAGAGCAGTGTGTGGTTTTTGTGGAGTTTATGATTTGTGTTGTGATCATTTTGTTGACATTTTGTGTATGTAGATGATATGAAAATGCGCGCCGATCGAAAATCGAATTATGTGCAAATTATGAATTGGAAAATAAGCGGGTTGCTCCATGGCGAAACGGCTATATTAGTAATCGAGGGGCGCAAGTGGCGCCCCCGCGAGAGCCAAGGGAGGCTATCATGGAGTTCGTAAGTGATTGCACAGAGGTAAGCTCCATGCATAGGAGATGTATTGAGATGATTAAGACAACCCAATTCCACTCATGCAACGCGCGTGTAACGAGGTACAAGATGGATGGGGTTCCTTATTATGAGGAATTCATAAGCTATTCTACACCGATATGCGTGACTGCGAATGTTGGCAAAAAAATATATGTATGGATGCGTGTCGGCGCCACGCATCTAAGCCGCTCCACCACTACGCAGGTATGCAGGTACATTGGTGAACTGGCTGGCGTCAAGCGCATACCTGTGAGCGTGTTGCGTACTGCGATGTCGGTATGCATGGGCACGAGCGCTACGTTGACGTTTGAGGACACTGAGTTTAGCTTCCCCGGAGGCATCGAGAGCTTTACGCATGAGGCGCTTAGAGCTGCTGTGAGGCGCGAGAATGCGTGAATTGGAGCACATCCTAGTAGCACTAGGATGTGCGATATTAGGAGCCTTATATGGCGTCCTGAGGACTTACGCGAGGGTTCTAGCGTTTCGTACGCGCCGTGAAGCGCGTGAGCTGAGAGCTTGGCAATCAGAGCTCGAAATGTGTGCGCATAATGTGCGCATACAGCGACGGAAAAAATCTCGCGACTAGATTGTCGTGAGATGGGTATGATAAGGATCTAAGGCAATGAGGCCTTATACGAGGATTGGAGTTGTTGTGAAGAATAACAAAGGTGTCAGTTGCGTATGCAATTCTTATGAAGTATCTGGCGTAGCGTTGGTGGACAACGAAGCGCAGCCATTCACGTACACCACTGATGTTAGAGACGCTCGCAAAGCAAAGGCTTACGTCGCGGATCAGATGGGCACTTCTCCGTCTCAAGTTCTGCTCAACTACACGCTCAAAAAGCAGAAATTCTCCATTGAGTGCAGTTATGATAAACTCATGGATATATTAGCTGCTGCTGATATTACAGTCACGAAAAAAACAGATTCGGATAGCGA